GCCGTGATCCGCCGCGAGATCGCCATTCATAACTTGGCTGATTACTTGCCGCATCAGCTCGCACGGGTCGACATCGTCGCCGTTAGAAGCGACATAAACCAGGGCAGCGATCTGCGCCGTCATCATCCGCGCCGCCACGGTGATCCGTTTGAGCTTCTCCCCATCAACCGGCAACGGCTCTTCTTCTGGCCGCTCCTCAACGCCGAACAGCTCGCCCGGCGGCACCCCCAGAGACCGCGCCAAATTCAGAATGAGATTGGTCGAACGGCCTTCCTGGGCTCGGGAAAAATAGCGAGGTGTGATACCAGCCAGTTCCAATGCCGCTTGCATGCTCACCCCCTTGGCCTTCGCCAGGGCCTGAACCCGTTTTTTGAACGCAGCGTCATCCCATAGGGCATCTACCAAGGAAAGCCTCCAGCGCATCACCGTGCGCAGTCTGATAACGTCCCTCCCTAATACGTGAAAAAATTCACGGCTGCCAACTAAATCAGCATTTTACCTGAGTGCGTTTTTTTTCACTTGTAGAGGTGATTTAACCCACCCAAACTCCGGGCATGTTCGACCCCACCGACCTGCTCCGGCTGGCCCGCCTCTATGCTGCAGCCGAAGGCGTGTCGCTGCACACCGTTGGTCGACGGGCTTGCGCCGGCAACAATCGCGTCTTCCGCCGCATCGAAGAGGGACACGGGGCCAATACCCGGACCCTCAGCCAGATCGAAACCTGGTTTCGCGCCAACTGGCCGCAAAACGCTCCCTGGCCCGCCGACCTGACGCCCGGCCCCCTGGCGCCGCGACGCCGGCGCAAAATCCCAAATGACGACAGCAGTCCCGCCCCCACTGGCAACGTGCCCTGTGTCGTGGCCGGCAACTCGTGACCGACCGCCGCGATATGCCGAGCTTCGCCGCCGAAGCCAACGCGCTGGCGCGGGTCGTGGCCTTGGCCTTCGACACTCACCGCAATCTCGAAACGCCTGCCGAGCCTGATGTCGTCCGGCTGCTTACCGAGGCGTTGGAGCACGCTTGGCTCGAAGGCGCGGATGGTGCGCCATGAGGCGGGCCGCGCCGATCGCGCTCGCCGCCGCGCTGGCAATGCCGGTGCTGGCATTCGACCCGCACATCCTCCTGCTGTCGTGGCCCGGCGAGCGGTGGGGCAACGAAACATGAAGGCGCAACGCAAGGAATATCTTAGAGTTGTTCGTATTACGGATATTCCGCGCGCCGAAGAGCAAATCACACGTACAATCGAAACCTTGCTTTCTACTCAGTTTGAACAAGATCCGCTTTTTGATGCCGCGGATAGTTTTCGCAATTCCATAATGAACTCGGCCGTAAAGCGGGAGGGCGCTGTAATTGAGGCAGCGATCCAAGACGCTATAGATCAAACCAATGTTCTTCGATTGTTACCGATCGACCGGAAGCTGCCAAGAATTGTAGATATATTGTTTGAATTGCGTGACAATGGGTGGCTGGTAGCACTGGAAATAAAGCGAAGCAGCCAGCAGGATTCAAAGGCAGTTAGACAGTTTCATCGTGATATTACAGACATTCCCGCGATCGTAAAAACCTCACTGCCCCTTTTCCCTATCGAGAATGTGCGCTTCCACGTCGTCTTTATCAGTGGGAAGCCGCCGTTTCGGGAAGGTATTACGCCGGATGATCTAAGCCGTCTTTATGGCCTGCATATTCGCTCGCATATCCAGACGGCTCGGCAAATGTACTCCGCCGCAATCAAGCGAGTGTTGCGGGAGCGCGGATTATGACCGGCATCCTCGCCATCGACGGCGCCGCGGTTGCCGTTAAAATGAAACGCCGGCCACTGCCGGCCGGCGCTTCGGGGAGTATGCGACATGCGACGTCGCAAGCTCTCGCTGAGGATTATCGTGATCCTGATCGTCAGGGTCAAGATCGTCCGCTAATCAGCGAGGATGGTCAACCCGTCTTCGGGCGGGTTGGCCTCCCCCGGAGCCGGCCATGAAGCGGCTCCGCTACAAGTGCCGGCGTCGGCTGCACCGCCGGGTGCGCTGCCACCTCCCGCTGCGCCGGCTCCTGATCCGCCACCAGACCGCTACGCTCCGCCGGGGGTGGCGATGATCGTCGCCGGCTGCGATCCCGGCGCCGATGGCGCGGTCGCTTTCATCGACGCCGAGACGACGCGCGTATTGGCAATCGTCGACATGCCGATGAGTGCCGGCGAGCTCCGCGTGCGCGACCTCGCGATGGAGCTACTCGCCGCCCTCGACGAGCGCCGCTGCGGCCATCTGTGGATTGAGCGGCAGGCACCGTTCGCCGGCAGCGGTCGCAGCATGGGCGCCTCTAGCGCCTTCGCGTTGGGCCAAAGGTACATGGCGCTGTGCGCCATCGCCGCCTGCCACGGTTGGCCTTACGAGGTCGTGTCGCCGGTCAAGTGGAAGCGGCATTTCGGCATAAAGGCCGACAAGGCCCTGGCCCTCGATTGCGCCGGCCGCCTCCTGCCGGAAGACGCTGGCCTGTGGACCGCGCGCCGCGGCTACTGCACCCGGGCGCACGCGATCGGCCGCGCCGAGGCGGCGTTGATCGCCCTCTATGGCATTCGGACATTCCACGCCATCGCGCGCGGGGTGGCAGCATGAGCCAGCACGACCCCCCCGGTTGGCAGACGCGGCTCTTCCGCTGCCTCGGGTGCGAGCACCGCTGGCGTGGCTGGCTTCCTACCTATGTGCCGATCCCGGTGTGGGTTGCCACAGTTAAAACGATGCGGTGCCCGCATTGTGGTGCCAGGGCTAATCGCATCGTTCTCGACTTGGCAGCCGAGCGCGAGGCGCCGCCATGAGCCAGCACGACCGCGACCTCGCCAAGGCGATCTACCAGGCATTCAGCGATGAGCGCGCCGTCGACGAGGCGATAAGCCTGTGGCGCGACATGCCGCATCTCCACCAGCGCGAGCGGTTCGCCGCGCTCCTGCCGCTGCTGGCCCAATACGTCATCATCGACGTGCTCGCCCGCCGCCTGCGCGAGGCCGCCCGCACCGGACCGTGGGAGGAGGCGCCATGAGCGAGCCGGCGCGCGAGGCGCTAAAAGACCGCAACCAGCTATACCGCCACTACCGCGTCGCTAAGGCAGCCGAATACGAGAGGCTGTTCGCGCGGCCCGAATTCGGCAACCGGCTGCGCCGCTTCAATGCCACTCTCGGTCATTTCGGCATCGCAGACAGCGGTCGGATGGTCGCCTATGTGCGCGACCAGAATTACACCTGGCTGCGTAACGCGCCGGAAGACATCCGGTTCGCAGCCCTACAAATGGTCGGGCAGCGCATCCAGCGCATCAGAGCAAAGGCCGGACTCGTGCCATTCGACGACCCCCTGCCGGACGAAGCGGACGATGTCTTTCAACTCTGTCGGCGGGAATTGTCGTGATCCGCGAATTGCTCCACGCCTACGGCAGCAATCTGCGTCGCCAGTTCGCGCACGATCGCCTCAACACGCTGGGCTCCAGCGAAGCGGGGCGGTGCGCCCGAGCATCTGCCTTCGCCAAACTGGAGGTGCCGCCCGATCCCGACTTTGTCGAGAGCTGGGGCGCCGCCCTGCGCGGCTCGGTGATCGAAGACAGTTTCTGGGTGCCTGGCCTGCGGGCAAACCTGCCGCCGGGGGCGCAGCTCCGGTTTGCCGGCGACGAGCAGCAAACGCTGGTCGACGGCTATTTGTCGGCCACGCCGGACGGGCTGATCACCGGTCTGCCACCGGGGTGCCTCTCCGATCTGGGTGTCGCCGACATCCTAGCCGACTGCCTGCTGGTCGAGTGCAAGTCGATCGACCCGCGCGCGAGCCTCAAGAGCGCCAAACCCGAACACGTCTTCCAGGTGCAGGTCGCCCTCGGTCTGATGCGCCGATCGACCGAGTACATGCCCGAATACGCGCTGATCAGCTATATCGACGCCTCGTTCTGGGACCGTGTTTACGAGTTCCCGGTGCGGTTCGACAGCCGTGTCTACGACGCGGCGATCGAACGGGCGCGCGCCATCATGGCCGCTTCAGACCCGGGTGACCTCGCCCCCGAAGGCAAGATCGCCGGCGGCGCAGAGTGCCGTTACTGCGCCTGGAGCCAGCAATGTATCGGGGTGACGATTGCGAGCGTGCCGGAAAGTGGCGCCCGGCTTGGCGCGAACGCCGCGGCTGAGCTGAAGAGCTTGCGCGACGCCGAGCGCAAACTCGCGGCATCGGCGGAAGAAACCGAGTTCACCCGCGCCGCCACTCAGGAAGCCATCAAACAATTCCTGCGCGCCGCCGGCGTGCGCGGCCACAAGGGCGACGACTGGTCGGTCCAGTGGACCGTCACCAAGGGGCGACAGTCGATCGACCAGGCGGCGCTCCTTGAAGCGGCCAAGCACGCCGGCATCAAGACAGACGAGTTCAGGAGGGAGGGCAAACCAGCAGAACGACTGACAGTGACCTAGAACCAGACAACCAAACAGTGACGATAACCATCACAGTGAGCATCGACATGAGCGATATCATCGAACAGACCCAAAGCGCCCTCACCACCCAAACCGACATCGACCCATACGTTGCCTACGGTCTCAAGGCCGGCACAGCCGGCGGGCAATACCTTAGTTTCAAGAACGGCGAGTTCCTCTACG